TGTAAAGGTAAATCAGTCCAAGATCTGGAGCTGTTGCTGCTTTAGTGGAAATAAAATTTAAATGAGATGTGAAAGGTATGGTCATTTTTGCAGAGGTCTGGGTGGACAGATCTATCTCAGTATGTCTGATCGTAGAAGCTGCTTGAAGATTTGCTAAATGAGCTCTCAACCATAGAGTTGGTGGATAACTTGCCGGAGCACCAGCTGTGGACACACCACCAAAAGGAAGCCATCCTAACATGTATCTTCCTTGTTGAAATTTTGTCGCGTTGACTTTTATTTCAAACTCCATATCTGCTCGTATCATGAACACTCCATTGAGACGCGCAGAATTTTTCAATTTACTGAGAATAGTGTATGGCATATGGTTCGTACATAAAACACTACTGTCTGTGGTCGTAAATGTCAGATTAGCAATCAACGTAGGCTTCTCTAGATAATTAATGACTGTTTCCATTCCTGAGACTTTAACAGAATCAAGTATGCTGGACGGAACATCAGTTGGCTCTTTGACAATGACTTCCTCATTAGGAGTTTCATCGTGCATAGTAGTTGTGACATATCTCTCAGTTGTTGGAGCGCTTTGGGCTGCTCCCTCACCACGATTTTGTTCTACAAATTCGGCGAGTGGTGGCTTAGCCGCATTATCAACTCATTAAATGCGGAGCATCGGTGGTCCCTGGATAACACGAGGACTGCTCGTACCCGATCCTGGTAGTAAGCGTAAATACGCCGGGTCAATTGGGCGCCAATGTTTAGACTCTTTAAACCGAAAAATTTTCGAGTCTTGCAAGATGCATTCCCAATGAGTTCTTGTTGAACTTTAGTCACCCACTCTCGCAGGGGCGCGCTGGAGTTTAACGACCTCCCAGAAAGTCGGTAAGGCATATAACCTTACACGTGGATTAATTTACCGGGGTACACCTGCTCCAGGTAATACTTCCGGTCATCTGATGGTGGGAACCATGAATGTTCCTCATACATCTTCACGAACTTCGGGAACCACAAATCCCAAACTTCTTGGTCGTGCAAACACAAACCTCGCAACATAGTATTGAGATTCTCGATTGCTTGAGCGATGGACGGTGTTCTGTCACTTCCTTCCGCTGTCGTCCATAGCGGAATCTCTAAAAGAGCCTTGAGATCCAGGGGAGCAACGTACTGACCTATTAATGGTTCAAAACGTTTGGTCCTCTTCAAAAACTGACAATCCTCATACTTCTTCAGTAATGAGAGATTTCCAGTCTTTTCAGCATCGGTGTAAATGTGGCCATATTTCTTAACGGCCTCAGCAACTTTGCCGGGATTGGACAGATGCTTCTTATCAGAAGCCAATACGATCTCATTGTCATCACCAAGAACACGGGTGATTAAAAATTGAGGAAATTTATACAATAATCCTCGATCGTTACCATTTGAAATCACAAGCGAACATAAAATGTAAGCTTTATTCAATATGGAATTTAAAATACTGGTCAATGGGTGACCAGATGGTAAAGAGGTTCTCCATGTGTCTAAAATAGTACCACGGAGATGAACTTGGCAAGAGAATTGATTCTCTAAAGCCTTCCTCTGATTCGCAATAACCTGATCCAAAAC